AATAAACGTTATTGACTTTGATGTGACGGACCACTTGATAAGCAGTTTAATTAAAATGCATCAACGGAATCCGAATAAAAGATATTTTTTAGCATTAAAGAAAGATTATCAGGTTTACGGATCTGTATGGAAAAAGCAAATCGAAACAATGTCAATCAAGAATAATAAACGGATTGTCGAATTGGGGATTGAACTTGAAAAAGATTAAAAAAGTCATATTTTACGAGTGTCCTGTATGTGGAAAAAGTTCTTCCGACAAAAATGCAATAGAAAGGCATTATAAAACGCACACAATCAGGTCGGAAGAAGTCTGTTATTGCAGCATATGCGGCAAAGGATGGTATTCTAACGCCTGGGGCGCCGCCAGGGCGGCAGAAATGGCGAGGAAGTGTTATCAAAAACATATTGATGAAGGAAATATCGATGAAGTGGCGACACAGGCTTTTTTTCCATCTGGTGGCGCCTTCGGATATGTGAAAATTTTTGAGAAGGGAGAATATAATGAAAAAGACAAGTATAGATTGGTGTGATAGTACATGGAATCCCGTCACAGGTTGTCTGAATGGGTGCGAATACTGCTATGCAAGAAGGATAGCTGAACGGTTTGGATTAGATTATACGCCAAAACTTGGGGATCCTGGAATGGAGGGCGCGAGTAAGTATGACAGCGAAAAAGGACTGGATACCATGCTTGAACTTGAAAAACAGTATAAGCGGCAGGGAAATGGAAAGGTAGAACCTTACCCAATGGCGTTTTATCCGACATTTCATCGTTATCGTCTAAATGATTACATGAAAAAGAAAGGTAGAAATATTTTTGTATGTTCTATGGCTGATTTGTTTGGTTCATGGGTGCCGGATAGCTGGATTCAGGAAGTATTCAAGGCTTGCGAGAAAGCACCGCAGCACAATTATCTATTTTTGACCAAAAACCCGAAAAGGTATTATGAGTTATACAAAAAAGATAAAGGTCTGCTTCCGGCAGGTGGAAATATGTGGTATGGATTTTCTATCACTAATAACAGCTATGACGGTTGGTACACAGATGCGAGGCTTATTTTTGCAAGCATTGAACCGATTTTAGAACCCATAGAGATACCGATAGTGGACTGGGTAATTGTAGGAGCAGAAACCGGTAGACGGAAAAATAAGGTTATCCCAAAAAGAGAATGGATCGAGCGGATTGTAGAGGATTGCTGCAAATATAATATTCCACTTTTTATGAAGTCCAGTCTTGCGGAAATATGGGAAGAGCCGTTAATACAGGAGTATCCGGAATCATTTGAATTATTTTGACTTGGCAAAACATATTCTGTAAAATAAAAGAACGAACCGCTTTTCCAGCGGCCCGAACTCTTAACCTTTAATAATTATGCCACATATATGGCATGATTGCAATGGGAAGCTGGAAAAATGGCGAAACCGGTTAAAACGAACAGGGAAAGGAATTTATTTGATGAAATTGATCTGGAAATCATGCTGATCAATGAGCGGATCAGAAATCATCGCCGATCGATCGAAAAGGTAAAGCGGGAATGCGGATGGAATGGGCCTTCTGCGGTGAATGGAATCGACTATTCAAAAGAACCGTCAAAAGGCGTCCATATTGCGTTTATTGATGGCCTGCGTATGATCGAACTGGACGAAAAGCGGATCCGGGAACTGCAGGAAGAACGGAAAGAACTCCGGAAAAGCAAAAAACGGATAAAAAGGATTTATGAAAGCCTGTATGGCTGTGAATCCCAGGTTTATTATTACAGAGTTATCCGGAAAATGACGCAGGCGGCAGCGGCTGAGGAGATGTCAATTTCCGAGAGACAATTCCAGAGAATCGAAAGCGATATGAGGGAAAGAGGCCTGATCTGAAAGGTTCAAAAAAGAAAATTTTTTAATTCTAAAATTTTTCTAAAATTTGAACACGCCATTTTTCAAAAAAGTCAGATTTTATGCGGCTTTCAGGCGAATTTGCATGTCGTGTTTTATGTCGTGTTTTTGTCGTGAAATATGTCGTGGAAATGTCGTGTTAGTGTATGTTATAATGGGTATAGTTGAAAGTGTATCGAGAGACAAAAAGGCGTTGCAGGAAGGCAGCGCTTTTTGTATGTCGGAAAGAAGGAGTGAGGATGTCTGATGAATACAGTCGAACCGATCCGGGACATGGATCTTGTTTTGGATGTGGCGGATTATTTAAAGGCCAAAAATGAAAGAGACTTTTGTTTATTCATGTTCGGGATTTATACGGGCCTTCGTATTTCGGATATATTAAAGCTGCGTGTCAGGGACGTAAGGGAAAAAGACTATGTGTATATTCGTGAGAATAAGACGGGCAAGGAAAAGCGCTTCCCGATAAATGCTGAGTTAAAATCTATCATTCAGAAATTTATTTATGGGAAAAAGGACTATGAATATTTGTTTAAGTCTCCTAATTTTCCGAACAAGCCTATAACCAGGCAGCAGGCGTATAATATACTGACCAATGCGGGAAAAGCATTTGGCATAACCTCAATAGGCACGCACTCACTGCGGAAGACATTCGGATATCATATGTACCAGCAGACGCACGACGCTGTTACGATCAAGGATATACTTAACCATTCGCATATGAGTGAGACGCTGCGGTATATCGGGATTAACCAGGACAACAAGAATAAGGCTATTATGGGGCTGACCTTTAAAAAAGGAGGCCGGAAATAGTTTTTTTGTGCATGGATAATGACGGCGGAATGGGTAGCAATACATTCATCCCGCCCATTACTTGACATATTGAGTGGATGACAAGCGGGCATATCATTTTTTGTCTGCATTTAATTGAAAGAAAACCTGGCGTGTGCATTTGACAAAACCATAAGATATGACAAGTGAAACGGGAGTGGGGAGTGTGATGCAGACCAGACGCCCGAAAGGCCAAAAAGCCAGAAAAATAATGTAGGTTCTTCCGAATGTTTGTTCTGGTTTGCGGGTGCAAAACCCCGAAATCTTTCTAGCTGCAAAGAAAAAAATGTAAAAATTGCCGTTTCCATTTTTCCGGCAAGGGAGGAGGTAAGATCATGGCGAAAACTGATACAGATTCCAAAAAGGTTACTGACATTGATACCCTTACCGTTTCGGCTGCTGTTCTGGGTGGGATCTTTGGCGTAACAGACCGACGTATCCGCCAGATGGCAGAAGAAGGAATCATCATCCGGGCTGCAAAGGGACGCTACAACCTTGTGGGATCTCTAAAGAATTACATATTGGCGTTAAAACTGGCGGCAGAAGGCACGACAATCGGCGGACCGGACGGGGAGATCGACATTGAAGAAGAAAAGGCCCTTCACGAAAGGGTAAAGCGGCATATTTCGGAGTTAAAGCTGCAGACTATGAAGGGAGAGCTTCACAAGGCGGAAGATGTCGAAAGGGTTATGTCTGATATGCTGGCTGCCTTTAAAACAAGGATCATGAATATCCCGTCGAAAGTGGCGCAGATTCTGGAAGACCGCGACGCCGGATATATTAAAGAGCGCCTGACAAGCGAAGTGACCGAAGCGCTGAATGAATTAAAAGACTACGATCCGAAAGCGTTCTATTCCGACGAATACGTCGAAGGGGAAGAAGATTATGGGGAGTAAAAAAATCACGGTGGAAGAATCGCCGCCTGTTTCCACTGATACTGCCGTTGTAAAAAAACGCCATAAAGATTTAGGAATAGAATACAAAACAATTAAACTGTTCCGGGATATTGCAAAGGTAGTTTCACCGCCGCCTATTTTGACAGTCAGCCAGTGGGCGGACCGGTACCGAAAATTGTATGCTGAATCTTCGGCGGAACCGGGACAATGGAATACTGACCGGGCGCCGTACCAACGCGAGATCATGGATGCGGTAAATGATCCGGAATGTGAAGAAATCGTGATCATGTCTTCCGCCCAGGTGGGAAAGACGGAACTGATTTTAAATGTCATCGGTTATTTTATAGCCTATGATCCGGCGCCGATGTTGGTTGTTCAGCCAACGCTTAAGCCGATGGCGGAAGACTTCTCAAAAGACAGGCTGACGCCGATGATCCGTGACACGCCGTCATTGAACGGAAAAGTCCGGGATGTAAAGTCGCGCACTTCCGGGAATACGATTCTTCACAAGACATTTCCAGGCGGTTATATAACGCTTGCCGGTGCAAATTCGCCGTCAAGCCTTGCGTCAAGGCCCGTTCGAATTGTACTGATGGATGAAATTGACCGTTATCCGGCCAGCGCCGGAAGCGAAGGAAATCCGATAAAACTTGTCGAAAAGAGGACAACGAATTTCTGGAACCAAAAAAAGATCAAAGTATCGACACCGACAATCAAAGGAATCAGCCAGATTGAAAAGGAATTTGAATCCGGTTCACAGGAGGAATGGTGTGTCCCCTGTCCGGCATGTGGGAAATACCAGCCCTTCGAGTGGCCGCGGATCCGTTTTTCAGATGTGACCATGGAGTGCAAATTTTGCGGTGAGCACATCGGGGAAATTGACTGGAAACAGCAGACCGGAAAATATATCGCAAAATTCCCGGAGCGCCGCTGGAAGCGTTCTTTTCATTTGAATGAATTGGCGTCGCCCTGGAAGCATTGGGAAAAAATTATCCGGGAATTTAAGGAAGCCCAGCACGCATTAAAGGTAAACGGCGATATTAACATAATGAAAACGTGGATCAATACCACGCTTGGCGAAACCTGGGAGGAGCGCGGCGTCAGCGCGGACGACGATTCCCTGATAGGACGCCGTGAAAAATACGAAGCGGAGATCCCGGACGGTGTCCTTCTTCTGACGGCCGGTGTCGATGTTCAGGACGATCGATTCGAGATAGAAATAACCGGCTGGGGCCACGGCTATGAATCCTGGGGCATTCGGTATGATAAAATTTTCGGCGACATGGAAAAAGATGAAACCTGGGACAGGCTGGAAGCATACTTGGATCAGGAATTATATTTTGCGTCTGGATCCGGTCTTTTAATAGCCTGTACCTGCATAGACACCGGTGGCCATTATACAACGGAATGCTATAAATGGCTGAAAAAAATGGAAGCAAAGAATAAAAAGATTTACGGGATAAAGGGAATGGGCGGCCCCGGAATTCCTTTGATACATAAGATCTCGAAAAATAATGAGTACAAAGTGAAAATATTTATACTGGGTGTGGATTCCGGAAAAGAAATCCTTATGACGCGGTTAAAAATCAATGAAAAAGGCCCCGGATACTGTCATTTTCCAATCAATTCAGAACTGGGGTATAGTGAAACCTTCATCAAAGGGCTGAACAGTGAGCAGCGTGTTGTCGAATTGAAGGCCGGACGGCCTGCGATCAAGTGGAAAAAGAAGGGCGGTACCAGAAACGAACCATTGGATCTTCGGAACTATTCGACGGCCGCGGTGGAAATCCTGCGGCCTAACTTTGAAATTCTGGAAAAGAAAATAAAAGCCGGGATAAATTACATGAAAAAAGCGCCGGCGAAAGCCGGGAAGAAAAGAAAAACCGGGGCAGTAAGCCGCGGAGTACAGCTGTAAGGCGGGGTGAGACAATGGAAAAATTGCAAAAAGAGCGCCTGGAAAGGTACAAAAAGCGGCTTCGGATGTATTACGAAGCCGAGGAGGCTGTTCTTTTAAATCAGGAATATACGATTGGGACAAAGAGCCTGAAACGGGCGGATTTATCAATTATACGCGGTGCAATTAAGGATCTGGAAAAACAGATCGAATTGCTGGAAAGCACCGGCGGGAAAAACAAGGCGTTCCGATTCCTTCCGCGCGATATCTAGAGAGGTGGTGAAATAAATTGAATATCATAGACAGGTTTGTCGAAGCCGTCAATCCTTCGGCGGCATTGCGGCGGGAAAATGATCGAATCAGATTGAAGATGATCCGGTCATTTAAAAATTCCGGATATGATGAGAGCGGCGCTTCCAGAAGTAAAAATTCTATGAGAGGATGGCTTGCGTCCAGCAGATCCCCACAGGAAGACATTGACCGAAATCTCCCGATCCTGCGGCAGAGGTCCCGAAGTCTTTATATGTCGGCGCCTCTTGCGGCATCAGCAATAAAAACGAACCGGACAAATATTGTCGGGGAAGGGCTGAGGCTGAAAAGTACAATAGATGCGGCATTTCTTAAAATGACGCCGGAAGCCGCAGCGGAGTGGCAGCACAACACGGAGCGTGAATTCGAATTATGGGCGGATTCAAAGTTTTGCGATTCCACACGCGTTAATAATTTTTATGAGATCCAGCAGGTCGCGTGTTTGTCCTGGCTGATGAACGGTGACGCGTGTGCACTGGTAGAATACGAACGGCCGACACCGGCGTTCCCCTATGGCCTGCGTGTCCATCTGGTAGAATCCGACCGAGTGTCGACACCACACACAAGCGGGACGGCGGTCAATCTGTACGCGACGGAAAGCACGACGGGAAACCGGATATTTAATGGAGTGGAAGTGACGGATACCGGCCGCGTAGTAGCGTATCATATTTGCTCTACCTATCCGAACAGCCAGCTCCGGGCGGCAAAAAAATGGCAGAGGGTGAAAGCTTTCGGGGACAAAACAGAAACACCGAATGTTTTAATGATTTTTGAGGCTGAGAGGGCGGAACAATATAGGGGGGTTCCGTATCTGGCGCCGGTGATTGAATCGTTAAAGCAGCTCACAAGATACAGCGAGGCCGAAATGATGGCAGCAGTCATCAATGGTTTTTTTACTGTTTTTATTACTTCCGAAAATAATCCTGGAGAACAGGGGTTTACCGGGGTTTTGGACGATGAAGACCGCATTTCCGATGATGATGTTAACTACGAATTAGGCCCCGGGATGGTGAATGTCTTAAGGCCGGGGGAAAAGATTGATATTGCGGATTCGAAAAGGCCTTCAAGTAATTTTGACGCCTTCACGGCGGCGCTTGCAAAGTATGTCGGCGCCGCACTGGAAATACCGGTCGAATTACTGATAAAATCATTCAATTCCAGTTATTCGGCGTCACGTGCCGCTCTTCTTGAGGCCTGGAAGGCTTTCAGGATGAAAAGAAAGTGGCTGGCTGCTGATTTATGCCAGCCGCTTTACGAAATATTCCTGACAGAAGCAATTGCAGGCGGAAGAATTAAGGCACCTGGATTTTTTCTGGATCCTGCAGTTAAAAAAGCATACTGCAAAGCCCAGTGGAATGGCCCGGCACCCGGGATGCTTGATCCGGGAAAGGAAGCAGATGCGGCTGAAAAAAGGATCGCGATCGGAGTGTCGACGCGCCAGCGCGAAGCTATAGAGATGACGGGGACAGATTTTGACGCGAACGTCGTCCAGCTTGCAAGGGAAAACCAGTTGATGAAAGAAGCTGGACTCTTATCGGATGCTATACCGTCCGGAAGTGATGAAGCAAACAAGAAAAAGGAGAATGAAAAGGATGATGAAGAAGACGAGGATCCTGAATCAGACGGCAACGTTGCCGAAGAATCAGAAAATCAATAAATTCTGGAATTTTATCAATAAAGACGATGAATCGGCTGAATTGCAGCTTTTTGGTGAAATTTCCAGCGAAGAAAGCTGGTGGAGTGAGGATTGCGTCACATACCGCAACTTTATCGCCGATCTGAACGCATTAGGGGAAAAGAAGAATATAAATGTTGTGATCCAGTCCGGCGGCGGTGATGTGTTCGCAGCAAATGCGATCTATAACGCGCTGATTTTGAATAAAGCAACAATCACCGGGACGATTATCGGGATCTGCGCGAGCGCTGCAACGATTATTCTAATGGCCTGTGATAAGCGGAAAATCGCTAAAAACGCTATCCTTATGGTACATAATCCGTCAATAACTCTTTGGGGATCCTATATGTCGGAAGACCTTTTGAAACTGGCAGACGTGACGGATCAAGTAAAGAAAAGCATAGTAACCGCATACATGGATCGGCTGGATAGGACGGAAGAAGAAATCAATCAGTTAATGGACGCCGAATCGTGGTATGTGGGGCAGGAAGCGGTTGACGCCGGTTTTTGTGATGAAGTAATCGAAACCGGATTCCAGGACAACGCGTTTTCTGACCGGTTCACAGTGAACGGCGTCCCATGCAGCTTTAAAAATTATCTGGAAATCGCCGTCCCTGAAAATATCCGGAAAAAGGTTCAGGCTCTTTCGACAACGCTGTCGAAAGACAATAGAACTTTTTCAAATAAAAAAATACAGCAGAAAGGAAATGAAAACATGGGTGAAGAATCAAACAACAACACGGCGCCGGTTATTACTGACGCTACGCAGTTAAAGAACGTCTATCCTGAGTTTGTCAGCCAGATCGTGGCGGATGCGGTAAAAGCGGAGCGGGAGCGCCTGAAATCGATCGACGAAATTGCTTCCGGGATCCCTGATGATGTTTTAAAAAAGGCGAAGTATGATGAGCCGGTTTCCGCCGCTGATCTTGCATTGGCTCAGATGAAGGCAAACAGCAGGGCAGGGCAGCAGACATTGAACAATATAGTCGATGATCTGGAAAATTCCGGCGCGTCTTCCGTTGGCAGCATACCGAACGCCGGTACCAGTAAAGAAGACGAAGTGAGGGCAGAAAAAGAGGCAAAGGTAAACAGCCTTGCGGCCGCTCTGGGAAAAGATAAGAGAAGGGGGAAAAGATAATGAAGATGTTTGAACAGATTGGAGAGTTTACGCCTGATTCCCTGATCGCTTCGGCCGATTTTCCGATACTGAAGGAAGGGATCGGATTGAAAGCCGGGCAGGGAATCCTGAAACGCGGTACCCTTATCATCCGGTCGGAAAAGACAGGTTATATTGCCGGGGCAACCGTAACAACCGGAAGCGGGGAGGGTGCAGAGACGGAAGAAATCAAAGGGAAAATCTTTGGTATTCTTACGGACGACACTGACACCGGAACTGACGTTTCGGCCGACAATATCCCGGCCGTATGTTATCAGACTGGCATTTTTAATCGCGGCGCGGTGATTGTTGCCGGAGAAAATGCAACTGTTGACAGGTACGAGGACGATATGAGGGACACTTCATTGTTCCTTCATAATGTCCAGAATTATTAAAGGAGGTTTATTATGCCTGATTATACTACACGTGAAATGATGGAGGCGATTGACCAGACGCCGCCTGTAAGGACTTTTTTGCAGAAAACCTTTTTCCCCGGCGAAGAAACCCATGTAACCGAAAAAGTGGAATTTGATGTCAGAAAAGGGAAAAGGATCATGGCGCCTTTTGTAAGTCCCAGAAAAGGCGGAAAGGTTATCAAGCGCCAGGGATTCCATACGAACCAGTTTACTACGCCGAAGATTGCGCCGGAAAGGGTACTGACGGTCGATGATATCACCAAACGCGCAATCGGAGAGAATGTTTATTCGCAGAGGACGCCGGAAGAACGAGAAGACGAACTTCTGTCTAAAGATTTAACCGACATGGAGGAGGCGATCGCCAGAAGAAGAGAGTGGATGTGCAGACAGATTCTTTTCGAAGGGAAGATCGATGTCATGGATGAAGATGAGGGCATCGATATCCAGATCGATTTTGGTTTCGATAATATCGTTGTGCTGGCAGCTGATGAGCAGTGGTCGCTTGCGACAGTAGATCCCCTTGAACTTCTTCGTAAGCTTCGTAAGCGGATTATAAAGGACACGGGCAGGGCGCCGGATATTGCAGTCTTTTCTTCTGATGTGGTAGAAGATTTTATCACGAATCCCTACATCGAAAAGGCCATGAATCTCCTGAAACTCAAAAACGTTGTAATCGAACCGCGTGTTTTGGATCCGGCGCTGACGTTTTACGGGAGAATCGCGGAACTGGATCTTGATATTTATACCTATGATGAATGGTTCCTGAACGATGAAGGCGTCGACGAAGCGATGATTCCGGAAGGGACTGTCCTTTTAGGGCATTCCGACGGCGAAGGCCAGATAGAATACGGCCTTGTCACACAGATGGAAGACAAAAAATGGCACAGTTACGAAGGGAAACTTGTCCCGAAACGCTGGGCTGACGAGAACAACGAAGCGGAAATGCTTCGTCTGACATCAAGGCCGCTTCCGCGCCCGTTTGATGTGGCGTCCTGGGCGGTTATTTATGTAAATGGGAGGGCATAAAATATGGCAGCATACAGAACGAAAGTTACGTTAATGTCAAACGGGAAAGAGTATCGGCCGGGTTCCATCCTTCCGGCCGATATTTCTTCGGCTGATCTGGCATTTTTAAAAGAAAAGAAGTTTGTTGAACTGGCTGACGTGCCGAAAGCCGTCATGGATGAAGATGACGACGATGAATTCGAGGAATTTGATGAAATGGATCCCGGCGAGGTAAAGAGTGTGGATGAAATCCGGCGGATCCGTTCTAAGAAAGAATTGGCTGCTTACGCCGTGTCTATCGGGTATGACCTGGGAGAATGGAAGGATAAGAGCGTAAAGATTATCCAGGAAGAAATCATCAACTATCAGGAAGAACAGATCGGTGAGGACGAAAACACATACGAAACCGAAGAAGGAGCGGAAGCCTGACAATGCGTACATTCAAAGAACAGTTGGAGAAGGATTTTTCTGCTGTTTTTTTTAATATGGACGAATTTGCTGAACTTCACAGCATAGACGGGAAAGAGGTTCCGGTTGTCGTGGATAACGATACGCTTTTAGCGCTGAAACTGGGGGTGAATGCGAATTCTGACGGGATATTTGAGGACGCAAAGATGTTTTTCGTACAGAAAAAGGATATGGATTATGAACCGGTTATCGGACAAATTATGGACTTTGACGGCGAAACATATCCGATCGGGAACATTATGGAAGACTTTGGCGGTTACACTATTATTTTGAGGGGGAATATGGGATGATCATATCACAGGTGGATGTGACAGGAATCAGGGAAGTGGAACGACAGCTTGGAGAACTTAAGAATAAGGCGCCGGTCGCACTGTGCAGGGCGATCAATGATGCTGTCAGCAAGACACGGACGGAGATGAAAAAGGTTCCGCAGGATGAATTCCATGTGCAGCAGAAAGGTGTATACAAAGAGCTGAAGCCTCATAAGGCGTCAAGATCCAATTTAAAGGGAGCTGTTTCCGCAAGCGGGGAAAGAATAGATTTATATAAATTTAAAAGAAGCCTTGCGGGCGGAATTGTGAAAGCGGCAGTTATAAAAGCCAATTCCCCGAAAACACTTGAAAAAGGAGAGAAAAGGGCATTTATTGCAACTGTGGGTAATGGGCATAAAGGAATTTTTGAGAGACAGGGCATCATAAAAAAGCGGAAGACAAGAAAGGATGGCCTAAGCAGCAGGATAACAAAACATAATGAATCAATACGCGAACTGACCGGGCTTTCTGCCCCACAGATGCTGAACAATGAGGGAGCAATGCACCACATAGAGCATGTGGCAGGCGAGACACTGAGCAAAAGGCTTCAGCACCACGTTGATTATATTTTGCAGAGGGGGTGATTGTTTGCAGACAGATATTTTTCTTCAAAGGGTGCTTGTAGAAGAGGTGAAGGAAGAGTTAAAAAACTATACTTCGGTCAATAATAACGGGGAATATGTGAAATTTAACGTGTATCCGCAGAACTTACCGGCTAAGAAAGGGAAAAATGACGATGAGCATTTTCCCTATGTCCTTGTTTGCCTGGACGAAGAAGAAATCAATGGGGAGGACGAAAACCTGATGTGTTCGGTCTGTTTTATTGTTGGGATAAACGATAGAAATCCGAACAAGCAGGGGCATTTTGACATTGCAAACGTTTTGAATCGTCTTTCAAAGCGCTTTCTGGAAAAGCGGCTTGTAGACAATCGGTACAGGATCGCCTTCCCACTTACGAAAAAATTCCAGGAAGAGGACACATGGCCGAAATTTATCGGCGGTATGTCTACATTGTGGATACTGGAAAAACCGGAAATTGAGGAGACAGAGTATGATTAAAAAAGAAGAAACGCCCGTTATGTATTTAGGGCCTGCAATCCGCGGCGTCGTGAAACACGGCGCTGTTTTTAATGGCGGAATTCCCGGAAGGCTTGAAAAGCTGGCCGGAAAGAAGCCGTTTGTGAAACAGTTAATTGTTCCGCTTTCTGATATTGTGAGGGCAAAAGCCTCAATCGATACCGAAGGGACGGTTGAAGCAGCGGCCTATGATAAGATCGAAGCGTTATCAGAGACGGAAATCAAAAAAATTATGGAGGGGGAATAAAAGGATATGTCTAACTATAAGCATGGAATCCGCACAAGCCGCCGGGACACACAATTGACGGTTCCGGTTACATCTGATGGTTGTTTACAGTGTGTGATAGGGACGGCGCCGGTCAATCTGGCGGAAAATCCCTATGATACGGTAAACAGGCCGTTTGTTTTTCATAATAAACAGGCTGCGATTGCCGGGCTCGGGTACTGTACGGATTTTGAAAATTACACGCTTTGTCAGTCCATGTATGCGACGTTTGATGTATTTGGAGTGGCACCGTTGATCATGATCAATGTGCTGGATCCGGAAAAGCATGTGACAGCGGAATTATCAAAGGAATATGCCGTCGAGGGAGGAAAGATGAAGATTCCCGAAACAGGGATTTTGCTTGATAAACTTTCGGTCGTATCGGCGGGGGAATCAGAAACAGTTTATAAACCTGATGAGGATTATATTGCGTCCTTTAATGCGGATGGAACCGTCACGGTCGCAATCGTAAGCGGAGGAGCTGCAGCGGCGGAAAATAAGCTGAAAGTAACTTATGTCCAGCTTGAACCGTCACAGGTGACTTACGATGACGTGATCGGCGCCTATAACGTAAAGACGAAAAAGAAAACAGGGATGGAACTGATCGGCAGCGTGTATCCGAAATTCGGGCTTGTTCCGTCGCTTCTTCTGGCACCCGGGTGGTCGCATATCCCGGCTGTACGGCTGGCGCTTGCGGTAAAAGCACAGCTTATTTCAAGCCTTTTTACAGCAAAAGTCATAGCGGATCTTGATACTGCTGAGGGCAAAGCGGACAGTATGGAAGAAGTCGAAGGATATAAGAATAGTATCGCCTGTTCTGACCGCGATACAATCCCTGTATGGCCGATTGTCGGGGTGGGGGATTATAAATATTACTATTCCGCACAGATGGCGGCACAGATGGAGTACCTGGCTGCGAACAATGGGGGCGTTCCGTCCCGTTCCCCGTCAAATAAGGACATTAAGATCACCGGGCTTTATACGGCGGACGGGGAAGAAGTTGTACTTGAGATGGACGAAGCAAATGATTATCTGAATGCCTGCGGTGTCGTTACGGCGATCAATATCAATGGCTGGAAGTGCTGGGGCAATAATACGGCGGCTTATCCGTCTTCCACGGATCCGCTCGATCGGTGGATAAACATTGTAACGATTTTCGATTATATCGAGAATAACTTTAAACTGTCTTTTTTCGAAAATGTGGATGATCTGACGAATTATCGGCTGATTGATGATGTTGTGTCCGGTTTTAACATGCAGTTGAATGGATTACAGGGATCGGGGGATATCGCAGGCGGCGAGATTGTCTTTGATCATGATGAGAACCCGATCAGTGAAATACTGAATGGGCATATCAAATTTCATACGCGGATCGGCGGGTATTTGCCGGCAGAGGACATCGAAAATGTCTTTGAATTTGATCCTACGATCACCGAAGCTGCGCTTGAAGGGGGTGCTGAATAATGGGGTATAAGATTCCTACGGTATTAAATAATTTTAACGTCTATGGATCTGGCCATAGGTATGCCGGTGTAGCGTCAGAAGTGGCGCTTCCCAGTTTTGAATATTTGACAGAAACGATTGACGGGGCCGGTATCGGCGGCGAAATAGAAGAGGCAGTTGAAGGATCTTTCGGTTCTCTGGAAATGGAAACCTCTTTCCAGAATATCAGCCGTGAATATTTTGATTTTGTGTGCCAGACCGGAATCGTTACATACCGCGGATCCATGCAGGTACTGAATACGGCAACGCAGACAAACGATTCTGAGGGCATCGCTATTTCCACAAAGGGAAGAGTAAAGTCGTTTGAACTTGGTTCCCTGAAAAAAGGCGGCAAGGGCGAACCGAAAGTCGTCCGGGAGATTACCTACTGTAAGATCACGATCGGTGGTGAGACAGTCCTTGAACTGGATAAATTTAATATGATCTGGAAATTGAACGGCGTCGACCGACTGCAGAAGATCAGAAGCCAGATTTAACAAAAAGGGCGGCGAAATGCTTTCCGGCATGGAGCCGCCATTATCATATCTAAAAAGAAAGCGAGGAAATGAGAAAATGGAAAAATATCATGAAACAAATAGAGAAGATATCGATGAAGCTGAAGGTAAAAACCAGAAAATAGGTAAACAGGAGATACCGGTTGCGCAGCTTCCGGCCGAATCCGACGCGGCGCTTCTTCCGGCAAAAGAGGATGACGAAGACGAACTTATCATTAAGTTCAGGAAGCCTTACATATTTGATGGGGAAACCTTTACGGAACTTGATCTTCATGGTCTGGAAGACCTTCGCGGCCGTGATCTGACAGCGATTGAAAAAGCGTTCAATAAGACCGGCGTTTCTTCTTTTGTACCCGAATCAACAACGACTTACGCAAAGATCGTCGCGACGAAAGTTACCGGACTTCCTGCCGAATACTTCGAAGATCTTCCGGTCGGAGAAGTGGAGAAAATTAAAAATGCAGTCATAGGTTTTTTTTACAAAGACGAGTAAGGCATGATTCCGGCCGCGATATTCAAAAAACGGCAGTTTATTTATCTATGGCGACAAGCACGGGAATGGATTTTTTTACCGGACTTTCGATCGGTGATTTTATCGATGTAGCAAAGGAAGTGGAAGAATTTGGCAGGAAAAACAAAGACAACTTACGAACTGGCGCTGGAAATCGGCGGTAAAATACAGAGTTCATTTGAAAAATCGATCGGCAGCGTCAATAAGAAGCTGGATTCTATCGGAAAAGTTGCGAAAACGGCGGCAAAAATTGCCACGGCTGCGTTTACGGCGGTGAAGATAGGTGATTTTGTAAAAGATGCTGTCTCTGTCTATGCTGATTTTGATCAGGCTATGGCAAATACAGCCGCCACGGCCGGGGCAACGGATGAAGAATACAAGAAGCTGGAAGCCGCCGCTCTGGAAATGGGGAAAAAGACGACCAAAACAGCAACGGAAGCAAGCGAAGCGCTGGGATATATGGCCCTTGCCGGCTGGGATGTAAATACTTCCATTTCAGCCTTGGAGCCTGTCCTTCGGTTGTCGGAAGCTACCGGGATGGATCTTGCGACGTGCTCTGATCTGGTAACTGATTCCATGAGCGCCTTAGGCCTTACCGTCGACGAATTATCAGGCTATCTTGATGTGGCGTGTAAGGCCAATAATAAATCAAATCAGACAGCACAGCAGCTTATGGAAGCATATATAGGCTGTGGCGGTGTCCTGAACAATTTAAATGTTTCCGTGGAAGACAGCGCCACGGCGCTTGGAGTGCTGGCGAATCGCGGAATCAAAGGATCAGAAGCCGGAAATAAATTGAATACGGTTTTGATTAACCTGACATCGGGAACCGGACAGGCCGGCAAGATGATGGAAAAATTGGGCATTTCCGCCTTTGACAGCGAGGGGAAATTCATCGGGCTGCAGGAAACCCTGCAGCTTGTTAATGAAGCGACAAAAGGGTTGACAGAAGAGGAGAGGAATGCAGCGTTAGCGGCTATCGGCGGAAAAACACAGATCGACACGCTGAACGATCTTCTGGCCGGATTGAATACCACAACAGCGGATGGACGCTCAGAGTGGCAGGCGCTGAATGACGAATTATACAATGCGGAAGGCGCTATGATGGATATGGCCGGAAAAGTGACAGACACTTTACCAGGCGCAATGGCGGTTTTTGGTTCCGCAGTGGATGATGCAAAGATCCGGCTATGTAAAATTTTTGCACCTATGGCAAAGGACGCGATCTTTGACATTGCAGATCATATACCGGAAATTACGGAGAAAGTAACCGGATTTATTAAAACATTGTCGGAAAAAGGCATTACTGCAATCAACTCATTCAAGGATAAAGTCGTATCCTTTTTCGGAAAAGTCAGGCCAATTCTGGAAGATGTGAAAAATAAAGGTGCAGCGGCATTTCTGTTTTTGGCGAATACCGGAAAAACGGCCTTGGAAAAGATAAGGGCTAAAATCGAGGAAAACAAGCCTGCTATAGATAGGGTAATTGCGGCTGCACTGGATCTGAAAGATAAATTTTTTGAAGCCTTTGAGAAAGCAAAGCCCGTTATTTCTTTTATTGCGTTAACAGCTCTTCCGTGGGTTGTCAGCGCTATTATGAAAGTAACAGGCGAGGCGGCTACAGTTTACCAGAAGTTAAATGAATGGGGGGCGTTAAAACCTGTTATCATAGGTGTTGCAGGTGCGATCGCGGCCATGAAAATGGTCGAGTGGGCTAAAAATACGATGAATACGGCGAAGGCAGTTAAGGCTCTTGTAACCGTGCTTATAGCAGAAAAAAAAGCTATGCTGGCCAATATTGCGCTGAAAATAAAGGATAAGGCGGAAACATTGTATCTGCAGGCTTTATTTGCAAAAGATGCAATCCTGAAAGGTGCCAGTACGGCGGCGACCTGGGCACAGACAGCCGCTATGACAGCATGGAACGCGATTTGTTCGGTGGGAACGGCTGTTACGTCAGCGCTCGGTACAGCTTTTGCCTTCCTAACAAGCCCGATTGGCCTTGTGATAATTGCAATTGTGGCAATTATAGCGATTTGCATTAAATTGTATAAAAACTGGGATACGGTGAAAGAAAAGGCTTCACAGCTGGGACAATGGATCATCGGTGTATTTGACAATCTGAAAGAGAAGGCTTCGGCCGTGATTCAGGCGTTTTCTGATAAGTTCCCGGCTGCGTTCGCTTTCATATCCTCTGTTTTTGAGAGCTGGAAGCAGACCGTGACCGGTGTGTTCGACGGCGTGAAGCAGGTATTCCGGGGAATCATTCAGTTTGTGACCGGCGTTTTTTCCGGAGACTGGTCAAAAGCGCTTAAAGGGGCGAAAAATATCTTTTCCGGTGCCTTTAGGGCTCTTTCTTCGCTGGCCATGGCGCCTTTGAACGTCCTGAAAGGTGTCATTATAGGAGCGTTCAACGCGATAGATACTGTGACGGGCGGGAAATTGACGGTGATGAAAGAAAAGGCAGCCGCTGCCTGGACTTCGATTAAAAATAAGGCTGAAACAGTTCTTTCGGCCGCAAAAGGGACGATCACGGAAAAACTTACAAATATAAAGTCGGCATACGAGCAGCACGGCGGTGGAATAAAGGGAGTAGCCGCGGCTGCTATGGAGGGAATAAAAGGCTATTATACGGCCGGATATACCTTTATAAACAATTTGACTGGCGGAAAACTGGAATCTGTCAGATCTGCTTTTGCGTCAAAATTGGGGGCGGCAAAGCAGACCGCCCTTTCAGAATTTGATGAAATAAAAAATGGGATATCATCGAAATTGGAAGGGGCAAAGCAAACTGTGCAAAACGGGCTGAATGCGATCAGGAATTTCTTTTCTGGCTGCAAATTATCGCTTCCAGAAATTAAATTGCCGCATTTTTCAGTAAGCGGTTCCTTTTCACTTTCCCCGCCTTCGATCCCGAAGGTGGGTGTCGAGTGGTACAGAGATGGTGGAATTCTGACGGGGCCGACGATATTTGGTGCGAACGGAGGATCTTTTTTGGGCGGAGGGGAAGCCGGGAAAGAGGCTGTTCTTCCGCTTTCTGAATTGTGGTCGAACATGAAATCGGTTGTTGCTGGTGTAGTTGGGAGGCAACCGGAAACAGGAGGTGCAGCGGATATGTTTGAAAGAATCAAACAGTTAGTCAAAGGTGGCAAGGCAGCAGGCCAGGAAGGCGGATCTGTCACAAAAGAACTTTATAATATGATAAACAATAATAGCACTGTGAATAAAACCAGCGAAATGACGTCAGTGAATGATTCGCAGCGGATCGTTTATTCGCCACAGGTGATTATACAGGGAAACGCAAGCAAAGAAGACGTCCAGGCGGCGCTTGATATATCCCAGGAAAAATTTAATCAGATGTTGGCGGAGTACATGCGGCAGAATCGGCGGACTTCGTTCGCACCGACGTGAAGGGAGGGTTGATATATGGATGAAAACCGGATATATACCACAGTGCAGGGCGATATGTGGGATTCTATTGCATATCAGTTTTACGGGGATGTGAAATATATCGGCCTTCTTCTGCAAAGCAACACTGACCTGCTGGAAATATATGTTTTTTCGGCCGGTACAAAGGTTTATATCACGAAATTACCTGAAGAAGACGAAACGGATGTTCCGGAATGGAGATTATAGAATATGAGAGCACGTCAATCTTCCGTAACCGTACTTTATAACGGAAAGGATATAACAAAAACAATTACTGACTATATCGAAGGCTTTCAGTATGTGGATCATGCCAGCGGAACGGCCGATACGGTAACTTTGACGCTGAATAACAAAAGCGGGAAGTGGTCGGGAAGCTGGATCCCCGTTGAGGGGGACTATGTCGAAACAATTATAAAACTGACCGACTGGGAAAAAGAAGGCGACAATCGAAAATTTAATTGTGGGTATTTCCTGATCGATGATTTGAGCTTTTCAGGTCCGCCTTCCACAGCTTCCATTGGAGGTATAACGACGCCGATCAATACAGATTTTAATGTCACAAAAAAATCGAAAACATGGAAGAAAACGTCGGTAAAAGGAATCCTTTCAGAAATAGCAGAAAATGCTGGTGTCGGGCTTTTCTTTTCCGGCCAGGATTATCCGGTAGACGAACTGGAGCAGTCGGATCAGGAAGACAGTACATTCGTTTTTAATCTCTGCTCTTCTCATAATCTGGCGATGAAGTTATATAACCGGAAAATAGTTGTCTTCGACAGCATGGAATATGAGAAGAAAGATACTTCTCTTTCTATTGACCGGACGAAAACCGAATCATGGTCGGCAAAAAAGGGAATGACATGTGTTTATGACGGTGTTTCAATTTCTTACACCGATTCAAAAAAGAACCATACTTTAACATATAAATTCATGCTGCAGGAAGGGGACCGGATCCTTAAACTGAATGAAACGGCTGAAAGTCTTCAGGATGCAGAAGTAAAGGCAAAAGCAAAATTACTGGAACATAACAGACAATGCCAGACGATGAGTGTAAAAGTTATGGGGGATACAAAATATATATCCAGCAAATGCATTGATATGACCGGTTTCGGAAAACTGGATGGGAAATATTATATTGACACTGTCACACACGAAAAGAACGCGGGCGGCGGCTATTTTTGTTCACTGGATATGCACTTGTGTATTATTATAAAGGGGGCAACTGTTGCGACAGTCGCTGATGGAAATACTACAAAAAAGGCAACAGATCCTTCGACAAAAGCAAAAACCTATACTGTTGTATCAGGTGATACGCTGTGGAAAATCAGCGCAAACCATTTGGGATCCGGTGCAAAGTATATGCAGATATACAACGCAAATTCAAATATTATCGAATCCACGGCAAAATCACGCGGGAAGTCTTCGTCCAGCAACGGACACTGGATTTATCCGGGGACAACGCTGACTATACCGGGATAAAGGGGGCAAAAAATGTCTGATGTTGTTCGAGTTGGTTATATCTCGGCAATAAATTACAAAGAGGGAACGGCCCAGGTCGTTTATAAGGATCGAGATAATGCCTTGTCATCCTTTATGCCCTTATGGGCAAATGAATGGAATCCACCAGAGATTGACACGATGGTTTATGTTATCCATCTGCAGAACGGCGGAACGCGCGGAATGATACTTGTTCCGCCATATACCACTGGAAATCGGCCAGCTGAGGGTATAGCCGGAATCTGGAGGAAAGATTTTGGTGACGGGAGCTATATCAGATACGATAAGAAAGAAAAACGGATTGACATTGTAAGTGATTCCGTACATATGGAATCGCTGAATATAGCCGGTGATTTGACCGTTGACGGCGCTATTAAGGCAAAGTCGATAAATACAACCGGAAACGTCCATGTAGGTGGAAATTTGACCGTTGATGGCAGTTATCCGGAATAGAAAAGAGGTGATTTTGTTTGATTGGCTATTTTGGAGACGTAATATTTGAAACAAGCGACAGAAGAATCTGCACATTTAATAATTTAAAAAGGCAAATTTCGGCGGTATATTCGGAACATAAAAGATATAGGAAAAAGGCTGAATTAGAGTTTGAGGGGCCGCAGAATCAGGGAGTATCTTTTGAAATGAAATTTGTTGCCGGGCACGGTGTCCGGCCGTGGAGTATGGTCGATAAAATTATCGCAATGTGTGAACAGGGGGTTGTTAATTCCTTTGTGCTGGGCGGGCATAAAGTAGGCGGCGGGAAGTGGATTATAACCGGAATAGACGAAGACTATAAAAAAGTTCTGAATCACGGTGAACTTGTTTCTGTTGCGGTTACGGTCACGGCGAAAGAATATTTATAAGGCGGTGATATTGTGTTAATGATAGACGATGTCCAGATTGTCATAAATAGCCCTCATGAGAGGATGCTCAGGGAAGAAATCCTGAACAAAGCTCTTTTCCTTCTGACCTGCATAAAAGGTACGATTCCGATGAACCGGGAACTTGGGCTGGATCCCAATATTATATCAAGCCCGGCATACATAGCGCAGAATCTCTATACGATAAGTGCAATTGAACTTATAGACGAATTTGAACCACGTGTAAGTGTAGAGGAAGTGTCATTTGTCACTTATGGTAATACTGAAAATATGATTCCAAAGGTGGTGCTTACATACAATGCAGAATGAAATTTCAAAACTTTACAATTTACCGGATATTTCTTTTATCGAGGACATATCCTACGAAAAAATTTTGAATGAAATGATTGCGGATTATGAAAAGAAATATCAGGAAGTAACCGGCCAGAAGATAACGCTTCGCCCGATTGCGGATTATGAAAAGAAATATCAGGAAGTAACCGGCCAGAAGATAACGCTTCGCCCGGGGGACAAAGAACATATTCATTTAAGGATAGAAGCTGGACAATATTTTCAGATGTATCAAATATTAGATAATGCGGCAAAGATGAATCTTTTAAAATATGCAAAAGGGAATTTCCTGCAGCATTTAGGAGCTTTTAAAAGGACCTTTATTCAGGAACCCAAGCCGGCGGTCGTGACGGCACGGTTTATACTTTCGGAAATCAGAAAGGACGTGGTATATATTCCGCAGGGGACAAGAATCACGGCCGGCGACGGCATATATTTTGCCACTGATGATTACGCGGAAGTAAAAGCGGGAGCCCCATTTGTTGATGTTAATTGCACGTGTGAAACAGTAGGAATAGTTGGAAATGATTATCTGATCGGGCAGATTGAGATAATTGTTGATCCGATCCCTTATGTGGCATCAGTCGAAAATATCACAAAGTCAGAGGGCGGAACTGATGAAGAATCAGAAGAAAGCCTGCGCGAAAGGATTTTTCTGGCGCCATCATCTTATTCTGTTGCCGGACCGACTGACGCTTACGAGTATTGGGTGAGGCAGTATAACAGCGCGGCGATCGAAGATGTAAAGATTTATGAGCCGACAGATGCAGTTGTTGACATTCGGATCCTTTTAAATGGCGGAGTTCTTCCCAGCCAGACATTTTGTTCCGGATGTTTGGATTATCTGAAAGAAAATCCTGTTATTCCATTGACGGACAAGTATTTTGTTGCGGCCCCAGATGTGGTGGACTATGATGTAAAGGCAGTTTACTATATAGCCAAAAGTGATCTGAACAATATCGCGGGGATTCAGAAGTCGATAGAAACAGCAAAGGAGACCTATTTAACCTGGCAGCGAACAAAGATCGGCCGGGACATCAATCCGGATGCATTGACAGAATTTGTTCGTGCTGCCGGCGGAAAAAGAGTTGTGATAACCTCGCCTGTATTCACGCCGATTCCTGAAACATCAATAGCAATGGAAAAAACGGTTGAATTTACATATGGAGGCATAGAGGATGATTAAAATTGCAGATTATCCAACAGAAAACGCACTTCCTACTGAAATGAAGACGCCTGAAAGAATTGCTCTTTCCTATTCCTTTGATAGACAAAAGAAGAAATATTTTGACCGGGTGCATCGTGTATATATATGGGCGGATCTGGAATCCATACCAGACGATAAACTTGATTTTCTTGCAGTAGAAAACCGTGTATTGTTTTATGATCATTCTTTTGCACCTGAGATAAAGAGGAGCCTGATAAAAAATGCTATTTATTGGCACATGAGGATGGGAACAAGTCGGATTGCAGATGAAGTGATTATGACATGTTATCCAAATGATGAAACATGCCTGGTGGAATGGTATAAATATAACGGGGATCCATATCATTTCAGAATCGAAACGACGGCGGTTTTAGAAGATGACTGTTATTCGGAACTTAAACGATTGTTATTTAAGGTTAAAAACGCAAGATCTCGTTTTGACCAAATCCGTACTATGCGTCATATCCATTCTACCTTTTATACTTCGGCTGGGATGGCGTTGAAATATAAAAATCCGCCTGTAAAGGGCGGAATGAAAATAGCACGGCTCATAGATGAGAATATTAGTATAGCCACTAATATCAATACTGTGGAGCAGGAATCAGTACGATAAAAATATATTGCAGAATGGAGAGAAAAAATGCCAAGAGAATTCAATAAATCAATTATAACTGATAAGGGGGCGATTCTTCTCAATCGCGCACAGGCAGGAGAAACTATGTTGGAGTTTACCAGAATGGTGATTGGTGATGGAACATATGCACCGGAAGAAGCAAGCATGGAAATTATGCAAAAAGCAGAAAATTTGAAATCACCAAAACAAAGCTATCCTATTATCGAAAAAAGCTTCGAGGGTGAAAGGTGTTTAAAATTAACCACTGTTTTTTACAATGCAGATCCAGAAAATGACGAAGCCATTTTCGACGAAGGCTTTTTTATAAATGAAATAGGGTTATTTTGCCAGGAAAAAGACAATGACGAGACGGAAGTTTTATATAGCATTACAACGGTAAAAAACGGCCCCGGAGATTACATGCCGGCGTACAATGGGGAAAACCGTGCTGAGATCATTCAGACCTGGTACACAACAATTTCAAATAGTGGTACTGTCTATATTAAGTATACAGGCGGCACGTTTGCTTTGGCAGAAACAGTTGATATACTATCTGAAAAGATACATGTAATCAAAGAATCTATTTTTGATGAAAAGAATGAATTTAATGTTTCTGCTGCTATTATAGATTTTGACGATACCGGAGAAGCGGAAGGCATAGAATCCTTTACGGATTTTATGTCTTCTTTTATAAAAAATACAAGTATCTATCAGCTGTTTTCCAATCTGAAATCAGGTTTGAAATATGTCCTGCACGCTGGTCAACTGGTTAACAATGGGCTCTGCGAGACGCCAGGGAAATTCCCACTGGATGCGGCATATGGGAAGGATTTGCAGGATCAGATTACTGGGTTATATAGTGAAATAGCGTTAAAAAACCAATGCAGTATACAGGTGTGGCAAATACAATAGAGAGAATGGACTATTCAATAATTATAATGCCTTTATTTCTACAAACGTCTATGCAATAGCTGTCCAAGGATTAAAGCGATTATTTTCGCCTGATCTATAATATAGTAAATTCGTAACCACCGTCGAATATATCTGGAAAAAATAGGATCCGGTGCTAAAAACTATGAGAATTCCGGCACTCTGGACTGGTAAATTGGTATAACCACCTATGTTTCCAATAGCATAGAAACCGGTTTTTGTGTATTTGTTGATGTCTTTTTGGGACGGATTGTCTACAATTTCTATAACTTTTCGGATATCACTATATTCTGGGGACATTTTAATAAAATCGAAAAAAATGAGACCGTTGAGGTCTTTTTTTAATATATAAATATAATTTCAAAGGAGGTTTCTTTATGGAAAAAATCAAAATCAGCGGATCAGAAAAAATGTATGAGATCTATAGCGTCATACCTTATTCTCGGACAGTGATAAAAATCGTGTTTCCGGAAGAAGGGGATATGCCAGATGCATGGGGCGGGGATATCCTACTGTATACAGCCGGCGGGATCAATTGCAGCACACTCAAAGGGTACGAGACAGTATATCAGCAGGAGGGGAGGACGGTGTATCTCTCCAATGATGGCAGCGTATATGTTCCACCGGAGCCATCCGAACCGGTTCCGGATCCTGAACCCTATGTCCCGACGTTGGAAGAGGTCAAAGCATAAAAAAAGGCTGAGATATCAGCAACATGCGAAAAGGTCATATATTCTGGGTGTGATGTGACTTTGTCGGATGGAGCATTACATCATTTTTCTTTGACCGAAAAAGACCAGCTCAATTTGTTCGGCAAGCAGGCGCAGCTGGCAGCCGGCGCGGAGCAGGTG